CACGATCGGCGCGACGATCCTAGGCATATTTGACAATATCGCCGGGGGGGTAATGGCGGTTTGGGATACGCTGGTAGCGGAAATCCAAAAGGCTTGGGTGAGGGTTCAAGGATTCATAAGCGGGGCGAAGGACACGAAAGAGCGCGTCGCCAAAATCGACAACGAAAAGCAAGCCCGCGCGGAGCAGCGCCGGCAGAATATGCCGGGGGTGAATGAGCGCGTTCGCCGCGCGAATGATGAAGGCGACAAGATGCGCGCGGATGCCGCTGGCCGGCAGGGCGCGATGGTCGATAACGCCAATCGCATCAAGGATGGACGCGAGGCGGAAAACGCAAGCCGCGCAGCCGGCCGCCGTGCGGCGACCGTTGCGGCGGAACAGGCCGTAGAGGGCAAGCGCGAAACGGCAGGCGCGAAAAAGAAAGCCCGCGAGGAAGCCGGGGCGCTGGAGCAGGAAATCGCGCAGGTTTCCGATATGGACGCGCTTCACGAACTGGCCGCACAGTTCCACGCGCTCGCCGCTAGCGGGCATTTGAGCCAAGAGCAACTAGATAGAATGCGAGACTCGCTGGGGAAGGCGCAGGAACGAATCGAAGGGCAGGCCAGCGATGAGGCCCAAGCGTCGCGCGATGCCGCGAAGGCCGGCGCCGATGCTGCCGGGAAAGACGTTCAACAAAGCAAAGCCGAAGCGGTCGGAACGTTTTCCGCGTTCGCGGCTGACCGCATGGGCTTCGGGTCAACGCTGCAAGAGCGAATCGCTAAGGCCGCGGAGGAAACCGCCACCAATACTCGGGGGATGCAACCGGCGCTAGTCGGGCAGTAATCAATGGCGCTAACGTGGGTTGAGGATAAGGCGAGCCGCGCGGCTACCATCGTGCGCCTAGGCAGCCGCGGAACGGCGACCTACACGAAATCGTTTAAGGTTTTTGGAACCGATGACGATTTAGCGCTTCATAACGAGATTAAATCGTATATCGCCAACTGGGGTTTCTACTGGCAATACCCCGGCGGTGGCGATGAAAAACTAGCGATTGACAGTTATAGCGTTTCCTACCTTGGGGATAAGGCGTGGCAAGTAACGCTGAACTACCAAAAGGCCGGCGCGGATAACGATGAAAGGCCAGACCCGTTTAAGCGGTCGCGGAGTTTCGACACGACGGGCGGAACGCAACATATCACGCAAGCGCTACAGGAAACGAAATACGGAACAGGCGCCCCGGATCAGAAAAGCGCGATCGCCGTAGACGATGACCGCGTAGCCGGCGTCGATATCGTAGTTCCGGCGCTTCAATGGACTGAAACGTATGACGTTCCCCATGCCTATGTAACTGCCGCCTATATCAAATCGGTGGCGGCCCTAACAGGCACGACGAACAGCGGCGCGTTCCGCACGTTCGCCGCGGGAGAGGTTTTGTTTATTGGTTGCACTGGGCAGCAGGAATGGGATAGCGACCGCGGGGATGGCCCGTGGTCGCTTAGTTACCGATTCATCGCGTCCCCTAATGCCGGGAGCGGAGCCACGGCCCCCTCTATAACGGTTGGCGATATTACCGGGATACAAAAAAAGGGGCATGAATATATGTGGGTTCGGTACGAATCGGCTATCGATTCATCGACCGTCATAAAAAAGCCCAAGGCCGTGTATGTTAACCGCGTCTATCGCGAAGGTGATTTTTCTGGCCTAGGTATCGGCGTGTCCTAATGGCAACAGGCAGAATCGAAAAAGGGCAGCCGATCGCGAAAGCCATATCGGCCGCCGCGTGGAACCGCGCGCAGGATGCCGCCGACGTTGTGCTGGGCGTAACGCCAGAGCGACTAGCGGAGCCGGCGAAATACTGGCAAGGCGCGTCGAATGTCGTGCTAATCAAAAACGATACCGGAATGGATATCAAAGTATGCGGAGTGCTCGGAGTTGGCGGGTTTGCTGTGCATCCTATTCAAAATGAAGAAATGCCATCCATCGTCACAAGGCCAGTTCTCCTAGGTCAATCGCCTTCTGAGGCATCGCACTTAAATAACTTTGCGATTACGCTGGAACCTATATCCGCCGGTAAAGTAGGCCGCGCAGCGCTTTGCGGAATCGTTGCGTTCCGGCTTGTTAACCGCGACGGTTCGCACCAGTATGCAACTGTTCAAACCGGATTTACCGACCGGCTGCAATCCACCGCGTGCGGATCGCTACAGATAATCGCCAGAGAGTATTATGGCGGTGATGGTTGGGTATGGGCGCTCGGGGCATTGTAGTGCATGGGTCGTAGGTTTAACCAAACTGAATGCTGTTGCTCAACTGAAAATCTCTATCAGTTTGACGCGGCCTATACGCCAACGGCAACGAATGACAGATTCGATGTTGGCGCTCACTTTATATCACTTCGCCGCCCGCTTCGCGGGCAGGGCGCTGATATCTACTATGTCAATCCGCCAACTGGATACGAGTTTGAATCTGTCGCGCGGGTGAGGCTGTTCGACGATGCGGAGATAGAAGCCAAACTGACCGCAAAACTCATTCCACGAAATATGCCGGCATCGTGGTTCCCGAAAACCGTCTTGAACTACGACGCGCAGAAAACTTACACGTTCACCAACGCCATAAGCGGGATAACCTATTCGAATCTTTTGTATGGTGGATCAGCCACCACCTACGCGCTCGACGTAAACGAAGCGCCGGCGCCCGCATTTATTGTTGAGTATGTGTATAGCGGCCACACTTATCACGCCAAGATTAGCGCTTGGAGCGGGCTGCCGGAGCCGTCAGACGTTTCGAGCTCCGCCATAGATGAGGTTCCGCTATCTAGCCTTGTAACTGCGGAACGCGAGGGGCTGGGCGGAATAGTTCTGTATTCGCAAGACATGCAGTTGCAGACGGCAATATACGGTAGCCTCGGTTTCATGTATGACGGCGGATGGATAACGTCAGAGAAGCCGAATAGCCATCCTCAATCAAACTTCAATCTGCCAATGAAAACGAACGGCTATGATAGTTCGTTTTTTTTGGAGTTTGCTGGTTCGTCGCGCTGGGTTAACTACAACACAAACGATTCACCGCGAAGGTACGATAGCGGCGCCGGGTACTCATTGCGACCGGCTGGCGTTGCCGCTGATTCAGCGCAACCGGGCCGCCGCTCGCTCGCGGTGATGACCGTTCAAATCGGATCGTACATAGGCGAAGCCTGCCCCGGCGATGTTACCGAAACCGGATACTTCACCGCATACGTTTTTCGGCCGTATTACGAACCGTATCGCATAGCAACCGGAAGGTATAGGTACACAACTGCTGCGCCACACAACGATTTCAGAGTTTTTAAAGATTCTTCAACCAGTGGATACGCAGATGCTTCGTATACAAATGTCGGCATTTCTCATTTTAATGGTAACGATGTTACTGTTTACCGTAACGGCGTGCAGGTGCTAAAGGCTGTCCGTCCGACGCCAGCGCAAAGCGCAGCGGTGGGCTATCAGGAGGGAACCTATTTTGTTATAGATGAGGCAATCGGCGCAACAGAGGATCAGTCTGTACCTGATTGGTTTACGGTCTGGGATTTGCTACATAAGCAATACGGTTGCGTTGTTGTTGATAAGACAAAGCCGGTTGTGGCATTTGAGCCGTTTGATGATTTTTTTGGGAGTGCAAATACAAACTACGGTTTTTACTCTACAACGCTTGCAACCGAACCACTAAGGGGGCATGAAATATTTGACGTTGACGAAAAAGGCATTTATGTAGCCGGCGTTTACGGTCAGGAGCCATATAAACAAGTGCTGGACGGCCGAACATTTCGGCTATATCCAAGTAGGTATTCTGTAAATACGTCTGGCGTATTTAACAGCGTTGCGTTAAATGATCTGGCAGGCAATGCGCCGGAAAATATTATGACGCACGATTTAAAAGTTTGGCCGTATCCAACTTCGTACTACATGACGGGGGCGAAGCCAAGCCTACAAAAGTTTGAACGGCGCACTAGGTCGCAATCCGAGAAGATAGAAACAGTGCGGCTTCGATTCGATCGCAAGATAAATCCGGCCGGCGTTTCGGCCAGTCAAATAACGCTTAAGAAAAACAATCAGCCCGTAGCCGGATGCACGATCGACCCGGTTGGGGTCGGGGATTACGAGTGGATCATAAAGGTTCCCGCAGAGGTTCAAACGTCGCGATCGTTTTTTTTGCTGGAATACAACCCCGGCGAAAACGTCTACACAGACGATATCGAAACGGAACGATACATATCGCGGGCTTCGTTTCCAACTGTCGGGCGATATAAAACTAAATACGTTTACGCCGACAAGAAAAACGGCGATCTGTGGTTTTCGTGGAGCACTAGCGGCTACGTTTCCATCGGTGCAAATGACTACCCCCTAGTTCCGGGCGGCGGGAACTACGCGCCAGAATCAAACAATCTGGTGGCGCGCACCGCGTGGGTTATGGCTGACGCGAACGGACGGCCGATGCTAATAAAGTGCGATAGCGGAAGTTCGTGGATCGGCCGCTGCGCATCAATCGGTTTCCAGAAAAGTTTCGACACGACTAAGACCACTAGTGAAGCGCAATCAAACGAGCCGGGGATGCCGGTTGTGCAGACTACTTGGCCGTTCGGGTCGCAGTATGGGCGCGTCGAGGAGATTCTATACAAGCCAAAACAGAATCGCCGCGGCTATATTCCTTGCGTTCCGCCGCCAACGTCGCCGCGTGCCGGCCATTCCTATTTCGGGCTTTCGTACACGATCGACCCCTGCCCCCCGGCAGAGGTTAGCGCCTGCGCATCACCAATCGAGCATCAGCGGCACAGTTCGGCCATCATTTCTGACGATGAGATAAATAGTTTTAAAGTTAGCATAGAGCAACGCGACGGCGCCGGATCGATTGTGACCGATTTTGCCGCAATCAAACAGCCGATTGCCGGCGACCCAAACGATTTCGGTGATTTAAGCATTAGCCGCCAGCAGCCACGTTATGCGGCAAGCATTTTGGCGCGTGAAGGTATTGAATATGATTTCACGGCGCAACTAAACGGCCGCCCGCTATCTCAAAATCTGTGGATGCACAAATCTGCAAGCGGAGGAACTGGCGCCTTATATGAAACGAAAGAGGCGCAGACAAGGCAGCCGGAAACGTGCGGTATCGACGGCCAGAAATACTACCTAGTTAACATGACCGACAACTTCGGAACGACGCCAATGCGCGGGCAGGCAATGAAGCGCGTTAGGAAAGTTCGCGCCACCTACGAACGCGACGGGATGCAAGCGACCATTGCGGCCGATAGAAAAGTAAGGGTTTATCCATACCTTAAAACTGTCACGCTTTTTAATCTTGCGCTTACGTTTTCGTTTCGCGTTGCTGTAAAGCGGACTACTTACTACAAAGACCTTGAAATGCAAGGTGCGCCAATAGGATGGCGCCGCCCTTATGGTGGTAGTATCTGTCCCGATGATTTAATAAACCCAACTCCGGGCGGGTTTTACGATTTTTTCAACCAATCGAATCAGGCTGTCTATGCCGAGTCGCAACTGGTTGAAACTGGATCGCGTTCGTTGGTGACAAGGTTTTTTGATCATATCCAAGGGACTATCTGGCTTTCGAAACTCGACGAGATTTCGCTCGGCCAAGGGAACACGATACGCAAGGAGTTGTTTTTGGATTCTGGCGGGGGTGGCTATACCACTATATGGACGGTAAAAATCCGCAAGGGCTAGGCGACGTGGTGGCCGTGGCTTTCGCCAGCATCGGCATCACGGTCGATCGTGCGCAGCGGCTTGCCAATGCCGTTGGCATTGCCGATTGCGGCTGCGGTCGCCGCCGCGAGGCGCTTAACCGGGCTTTCCCCTTCGGCCCCCGGCCCCCGGAAAATCCGCCGCCCGCGACCATAGACCAATCGGGCGAGGCTGCCGGCCCGCGATAATCACGCGGCAAGGAGTCGCCAGCGTGCAACGTTCCGCGTGGATTGAAATCAACGGGCATCGGTGGAGAGTGAAACGCTGCCGCGTTCCATCATCGATTCACGGTGATTGCGACTATGAAACGCGAACGATTCGCGTTTCGTCAAAACTCCACGGCGAAGATTTCCTAAACACGCTCATACACGAATACCTACACGCAAGGTTTCCCGATCTGTCGGAGGAATGCGTCAGCGAAAACGGCGACACGCTGGCCGCGCTGATTACCTTCGCAGAGTTTTTCCACGTTGACGATCAACCGGAGGACTAATGCCAGCCTGCCCGCTGACGAAAACCGCCACCGATCTAGTTCGCAAGCATCCGCGCCAGCCGGCGCGGTCGCTCGCGAGGATGCTAGTGAAGCGATCACGCGGAGCGCTGACCGTCGAGGCCGCGCGATGCCGCATCCGCCGCATCATCGGGCAATCAGGGGAGCCAGCCCGCAAGCGAGCCGCGTTGCCGCGCCCGGCCCGCGCGCCCGGCGAGGGCTTGCCCATGCCGAAAACAAAAGCGAAGCCACGAACCCCCTACCGGATGCCGGTTGTGGGGCGTATCGGAATCCTTTCGGATATCCACGTTCCCTACCATAGCAACCGGGCGCTATCCGCGGCCGTCTCCTATCTGCAAAGCCGCGGCATCGACGGGCTATTGCTGAATGGGGATTTCGCGGATTTCTATTCCATTTCGCGCTGGGAGAAAAACCCCGCGGAGCGCGACCTAGCCGGCGAGTTGCAACAAGTTCGCGCGGTGCTCGGGTGGCTGCGGCAATCCTTCCCCACGATTCCGATTGTCGCGAAAACCGGAAACCATGAGGAGCGTTGGGAGGCGTGGTTATTTCAACACGCGCCAGAGATTAGCGCCGAAACCGCTATGGGGCTTCGCGCGTGGTTGCATCTTGACCAACACAATATCGAACTAGTCGAAAACCGCCGCATCGTGATGGCTGGCAAGTTGCCAATCCTCCACGGCCACGAACTGCCGCGGGGGCAATCCTCGCCCGTCAATCAAGCCCGCGGCGCCTACGTTCGAACCAATCACTCCGTAATGGTCGGCCACGGCCACCGCACTAGTAGCCATGCACAGAGCAACCTTTGGCACGATGAGGCGTGCGCGTGGTCTACGGGCTGCCTATGCGACCTATCGCCCGATTACGCTTCGGTGGCGAATCAATGGAACTGGGGGTTTGCGATCGTAGACGTTGCGAAGGGCGGAACCTACTCCGTTGAAAACTTCCGCATCGCGAAGGATGGAGCGATCCGAACGTCGTGAAACTCTCGCCGGAATACTTCGCGCAGGCCAAGCAGCGGGCGCTCCGTTTCAGCGGTTGCCTAGATGCCGGAACTTCCGGCGCACTAGCCGGCGACGTGATGCGGTTGCTGGCATACATTGACCAACACAAACCCGGAGGGACGAAGATGGAAACGGAAACGATTTCAACCGATTGGATTCTGCAAGGCGAGCGCGAAATGAAAGGCCGCGGCGGGCCGCAGCCGGCAGTTGAGGAAGCCGCCCCCCGGCTTGTTGGCGACGGTTTGCTAACGCCAGAGCGCGAGCCATCGGCCGCGGAGCGTTTGCTATCGGATGCAATCCAAACCACCGCGGAGCGCCGCGCAAAGTATGCGCCGCCGCTGGAGCATTTCGCGCGAACCATCGGCGCGATCAATGCGATTTTCGCGCACAAAATCCGCGAGCCTTTCACGCCGGGGGATTGGGCTGTTTTCATGCAGTTGGATAAGTTCGCGCGGCATCAAGGGCAGCCGCAGCGCGATAACCAACTAGATGCCGCAGGCTACGCGGCGTGTTGGGCAGAGGCCGATCCGCAGCCATAGACGGGGCTGATTAGAGGCTGCCGCTATAGGCTGAAAACGGAGGCCGTAGCGGTGATATCTAGGGTGAGTTCGTGGCGCAAGGGAGGGCCGGAAGGCCGCGAGGCTTTGCCGCCCGCCGGCTCCGTTGACCATACCGCTACGGTCGGCACTCAATCCCAAACCTTTTGGGGCAAGGTAACAAGCCGGCCGGCGCCAACGCGGGCGGATATTGAATACGCGGCGTGGCGGCTTGGCTGTAACTATGCGGCAGCGAAACGCGCAATAGAGGAAGGGCTTATCTAGTGGCGGAAAGCCTAACCGATATTTTCTCCGGGTCATTCTCGACGCGCCTCCAATGGACGCGCGTAGATTCGCAGGAAGTGGGCGCGGTAACCGATAGGCAAACCGTGGCCGGCTCATACTCAATCGCGGACGGCTCGGGGGCGGCTGCCGCCGATATTGTCTGGTGCGACACGCGAACCATCCCCGCAAACTCTTTCGACGCGCTGGATTTGCTGGCGCTTACTCAATCGGCGGTCGGCGTTGCGGTTCCTTGCACCATTCGGCAGTTGAGGGTTTTGCGCGTGGCGAATAACAACGCCACGGCCGGAAACGAAATCCTAGTTGGCAGCAACGAAGCCGGCACGATTTACGCATTCAAGGTCGGCCCCGGCTCGGAGGTCGCCGCCGTCAATCAACTTGACGGCTGGCCGGTAACGTCAGCAAACGCAACGCTGCGGATCGCGAACCCGAACGCCACGCCGGTCGCCTATTCGATTTATTTGGTCGGCACTTCCGTAGCGGCGGGGGCGTAATGGCAACGGCTTTTTCTCTCACCGGCTCTATCCGCTTCGTGCCTAGGCTTATCGACACGCTGGCCGCCACCGAAGTAACCGACACGGCAACCGCGTCGATCGCGCTCGGGCTAGCGGATGGCACGGCAGCCGGGGCCGCTAATGGCTACTGGCGCGACGTTGTGACGGTGGCGCCCGGCGCGTCAGCGTCTATCGATCTGCGGGCGCTTCCCCTAATCGCGTTCGGTGGCACGGGGACGCTATCGCTGGCGACGGTTAAGGCGTTGTTGATCGTCAACGGTTCGGAATCCGAAGGCGTATCGATTAATGCTAGCGGTTCGAATCTTTGGGCGGGCTATATCACCGGCAGCGCAGCCATTGGGGCGCAGGCCGTTTGGCTGGCGTCGAATCCGGGCGCCGGCTGGCCTACCACCACAACCTCGCGCACGGTGACGATCGCCAACGCGGCGCAATCGGTTTCGCTCACCGGCAACCTCGCCAGCGCTTCGGCCACGGTGGCCGCGCTATCCTCGACGGCCGCGCTTCGCGTGGGGCTTGCGGTTACCGGAACGGGCATACCGGCCGGCGCGACGGTGGCCGCGAGCAATAGCGCCACCAGCATCACGCTATCGGCTGCCGCCACGGCGAACGCTACCGGCGGGGCGCTCACTTTCACAAATCCGCCCGCCGTTTTGCAACTTTACATCGTGGGGGTCAAGGTATGATTATAAGCGTGGTTCTAGCCATCGCTGGCTGCGCCGTGTTTGGCTGGCCGTATATCCAGCGGTTCTATGCGGCGCTGGATTGGTCGCATATCGACAAGCGCCATATCGCTGCCGCGTTCCTCATCGCCGCGGCGCTGGCGTTTGCCCTTGCACCGTCTGTCGAATCCGATTCGCCGTCACCAACGCCGGCGCCCGGCGGGCCGCTAAACCTTCGCGGCTTATGGGTCGGCGGTTCTGCTAGCGCGGACGCTTCCACCGTTGGCGCGCTCTGTCTGGAGTTGGCAGACGAAATCGAATGGGATTCGATGACGGGCAAACCGCCGCGATGGTCTACCGGGGTGGCGATCGATGAACTGCGGCAGAGCGCCCGCGAGTTGCGTTGCCGCGGCGAATCGATCGGAGATAGGCAGCCAAAAGCCGCTGACGCAATCGCCGCATACCTTGACGCGGAGGTAGGAACTGCCGGCGGGCCGATAACCCCGGAGCAGCGGGCCGCGTGGATTTCTGCGCTGCGAACCATAGGGGAGGCCGCAAGTGACGCAGCGCGCTAAAGCGTTTTCGATTTCGGCCATTCTGTTCGTAGTGGTCACTTCCGCGCTAGGCGTGGTTGTGGCGCGCTACACAAACACGATCCTAGACCGCGTGGAGCGGCGCGCGTTTGGCTACACGCCAGACCCGGAAGGAACGCAAGCGTTCCTAGCAACGCTCGGGGACGAAAGATTCTTTTCGCAAGCCGGCGCCGATGCGATGCAAAACGCAAAGGGCATCGACACGTTTCTATATCGCCAAATGGATAAGGCGCATCAGGCTAGATATGGAAAGCCGTTCGTAGTCGGCCGGCAGTTGATCGGGGATTGCGTTGCATGGGGCGCCGCCCACGCGGTGTATTGCCAAGATTCTGTGGCGTGGTCGCTTGGCAAACTGCCAGAGCCGCCGCGAATGCCAAGCACTGAGGCGATATACGGCGGGGCGAGGGTCGAAGCCAGAGGGAAGCCGGGGGACGGCGCGCAGCCCTACGGGGGCTGGAACGATGGCGCTACCGGATTCGGCGCGGCAAAGTTTTTGCGAGAGTTCGGCGTGGTCTATCGCGAGCCGGCGAATGGAATCGACCTAACAACCTATAGCGGCGACCGCGCGAAACAGTGGGGCGCCTACGGTTGCGGTGGCAAGGGCGATAAGGGGGTGATGGATGGCATCGCTAAACAGCATCCATGCAAACACGTTGTAAGCGTTCGAACATGGGACGAACTAGCCGCGGCGATCGAGAGCGGCTATCCGGTAACGCTGGCATCCTCGCAAGGGTTCCAATCTGTTCGCAACCGCGACGGCATCGCGGAGGCTAGCGGAACATGGATGCACCAGATGGCGGCCCTAGCGGTGCGCCACCGGAAAAACGGATCGCCGGATGATTGCGTTTTGATTCTTAATAGTTGGTCGCCTAACTGGATATCCGGGCCGAAATGGCCGGCGGATCAGCCGGATGGTTCGTTTTGGGCTAGGCGCTCCGTAGTGGAGCGAATGCTGGAGGATGCTTGGGCGATCGGTGACACGAACGGATTTAAGTATCGCGATCTAAACCATCGCGATTGGTTGCAACCTAACGTCGAATCTTCGAACATTCTGGATACATCGCATGACCGAAACTAGCGCCGCGATCGTAGCCCCGGCCGGCGAATCGCGAGAGTTCCCAAAGTTTGACCGCAAAACAAT